CAGAGCAACCGCTTGCCGTCGCCAACGAGGACGCCGGATCCGGTGAGCTTGTGCAAGCATATATCAGCGCGTCAACCGGAGTGATTGCATAATGAGTACGAGTCTTGACGCCAGACGAATGCTTGGGCAGCACAGTCAAGAAGGTAATTGGAGGCTCAAGGGCTTGCTCCTTGCCGGTATGGAGGAGGGTGCAAGTCGAGAGGACTACGCCCGCGCTTGGCCGTCTAGCAAGGACACGTCAAGCTACCGTATCCTGTCGCGGCATAAGCGACGTGACCCGGAGACAGAGCAAAGCCGGACCGTCGTCGCCGAAAAAGGGAGTGAGCGATACCGTGCGCTGTCCGACCACGCTAGCGGATCAACGTCACGGACACTTAGCGCCGCCAAGCCCGAGGAGATTGACGGCGGGCGCGCGTTGGGTATGCCACTAGACGACGGTATCAAGCGTATGCTGTTTAGCACATCAACCAACGAGGAGGTTGATATTCTATTCCGTGAGCAATTGCTTGAAACCATCATGGAAGGCTCACGGCGTCGGCAGATTGCGCGCGACGTGAGCAATGTTCTCAACGTAGACACGCGACGGGGCGATATTCCGATTGCAGAGGACGACCGTAGCGGTCGCCTCACTGCAGAGGGTGCCGAGATTCGTGACGACGGAGAGGACTACACGACTGTTGAATGGAATTGTGAAAAAGTCGCTGCCGGCTCACGAATCACGGAGGAAATGGTTGACCACGGGATTGTTGACCTCATTGAGCGACAAGTTGAGGACGTAGGCCGACGCGTCGAAAACTCAATCAACGAGGTATTTCTCACGAATGCCGTTGACGACGCCGTTGCCAACGGGCAGAGCGTCACGTTCGATAGCACGGTCAATGATCCGGGTTATCAGGCGCTCAACCGTCTGTATGGAGAGGTTGACAAGGCGGACTTTGAGCCAAATCAGTTTATCTCGACGCCGGGCTACCGGACCGAGGTATTCAGCAACGACAACCTGCGATTCGTCAACAGGTCCGGCAGCGACGAGGTTGTGCGTGACCGGATGTTTGACCCGCTGCTTGACATGACGCACCAAGGCGCGTCACTCAACAGCTACGACGACGACGGCGACAACGTGCCGGGTGGCGGCAACAACACCTTTGAGTTTACCGATTCGTCCGGTAATGCAGTGACCGGCGGGATTGGCGCGCTCATCCTGCAGAGCAACCACAACCACCTTATCCTCTATTCGCCAAACGGCAACGATATAGAGGTCAAGGATTACGACGACCCAATCCGCGACCTGCGCGGCTTCAATGCTCGTATCCACGTGGACCAAGAATATTCGCAGGCACGGAGCGCGGGCGTCATTCAGCAACCGTAACGTCGCAACTCTCAATCCTCTTTTTTGCGGCACCACAAAAGATTAATACACGTTTGACCTAGCCACGCGTATGCAGTTTAAACGGTCGGAGGGTGCGAAACCCGTTGATTCTGATTTTCATAAGTCGCGTCAACAGGCGCGTGAGACAGGGTTTAACGTTGCACAATTCGGCGATTCGGAGATTGTCAAATACAACTTGCGGACGGCACGGATCAACGGATCCGACAACCCGCACAGTTACCGCGTCAATCGGGCTATTGACTTCCTTGACGTAAACGGGCTAGACGTGCGCGACCTCCGCGACAGATAATCATGCAAATATTCCCTAGTATCTTACCGGACGGCGAAAACTTTGTGGACGACACATACTCACGCGCAGAGCTTGACCGCAAGGACTACCCGGAGTTGCAGAAAATCGCCGCTGCGCATGACACCGACGCCGTAGACGGCAACACGCCTGCCGACGAGATACGGGAAGAATTGACGGGTAAGCTACGCGTATGAAGCAACCGCCGCGACCGCCGCAATTGGTCGCGGAGCGTGCGCTTGAGCGCGGTGAGGTCGAGGACTTGCTATTTACTGCAGAGCAATTTGACGAGTTTGATCAACACTTTAAGCGACGGCTTGCGGGCGCGGCAGATAGCGACGAGATAAGCGGGCGCTCGACATTCTTAGAGATACGCGCGTTTTTCGTTGTCCAAAGGTCTTTGAGCGAATACGCCGGACAGTGAGATATGCCGACAATACCGGATCCGTCTATTGACGAGTTAGACAAAGACCAGTGGGACAACCTTGCAGGCGGCAAGCGAAAAGACATTATTGATCAAGTAGCGCGCTTGTCAAGCACAGGCTTTGCGCAGCTAGGACGCGACCGCAAGGCGCAGGCAATCCGGTCCGCGCTTGGTGAGCGTGACACGCTATATTCTGATAAAATGACGCGTCTGCCCGTGCTTGACGGCGACGCGGAGGTATTCTTGCTCAACCTGTCCGCGCATAAAATGGAGCTAGCAGAGGGTGGTGAGGCAACCAGCGAAAGCGGAGAGGGTGGCAACGCCTCATATCAGACGGGACAGGTAGAGGATTACTTGACGCTCACACGTTTCGGACGGACGGCAAAGCGTCACATCCGTAACGAGGAATCACTCAGCGCCGTAAGGTCGCTGTAATGCTTGCTGCAGAGATAGACGCGTCCGTTGACGTGACCGCTGCCGACGTATTGCAGGCGCACCGTGAGCGTATCCAAGACGCTGCCGACCTCGGCTTTAGCGTGTCACAGGAACAGGTGCCGTTTGACCGGGGCACGCTCAAAGATAGCGGGTTCCCCCCGGAGCAACGCGGTGAGGACGTAGTGTTTGGCTATCAAGCGGCGTATGCGGAGGCTATGGAGTTTGGGACAGACCCGTTTTACCCGCCTGTTGCGCCGCTTGTCGAGTGGGCGGAGCGCGTCGCTAATGATCCGGGGCTTGGCTACTACGTCGCGCGGCAGAAAATCCCGCAAGAGGGTATTGACGCGCAGCCATACCTCCGCCCGGCGGCGGATAGGATGGAGCCATACCTTGAGAATAGGGGGCTTGACCTATGACCGACGCGCCGGACCGTCTGCAAGAGGCATGGCAAGACGTAGACGAAAAGACAATATTGATCCAAATACTTGCAGAGTTGCAGACAATACGCCTTGCCATGACCGACGAGCAACCAGCGACAGACGAGGAGGAGGACGCGACAATTGTATGCGACAAATGCGGCACAGAGGTCCGTGAGCGCGACCGTGAGCGACACGCGCGTGAGCAACACAAGTGTCCGCCGGAGTTGACGGACACGCTCTACAGTTAGGCACGGGGTTTTTGCGCGCTATCTCGTAGCGCCGTGCATGTCAATCTCGTCGGCAAATAGTCACGTCGAGGTCGTTGTTGACTTACTCAAGGCGGAGCCTGATTCGTCGTATTCTATCAACGGACGCCCGAGAGTCAAGACCTTCCAAGACGACGCGGCAAGTGAGCGCGGACCGGGCGCGGGGCAACCGCCTGTCATATACGTCCATTCTCCGACCGGATCAACGCTTGACCGGCATAGCATGGACGACCAACAGTTTAACCAGAGCAACACGGCGCGCATACAGATATTTAGTTTAGACGAGCAAGCCGTGCTTGACCTGCAGGACGACGTGATTGAGATACTAAGCCAATTCCTGCAAGACAACCGCAATGCGACGCCGTTTAACGACCTTGCGCCAACACAGGCAAGCGACTTTCGTGAGCAAAAGCAAGCACGGATTACGGACCACTTTGTAACGCAAGTCACGGTTGAAACGACCAATCTAACAGATACCGGGTTGTGACTTGCCCGATACTTAACCCGATATATCAATCATATAAACACAGATTATGAGCGTCGTATCATTTCCGTGCTGCAAGTTACAATACCGGTTTCAATTGGAGTGTAAAATGAGGTCCATACACAGGCAAATCCTTGCGCTCGTCTACGGCGTTGCAGTGACCACACTAGCGTTATGGGCATTGCGTGAGGGTGGACGTAGCCCGACGGTGATAATCAGCGTCGTTGCCATGTCAATGTTGACGCTCATGCTCATATTCGGCGTCGAGATTGACCGGATCCGCGTGCTTGACAAGTTTGAGATTGTGTTTTCCGACGCGTCGGACCCGGAGGATAGCGATAGCCAAAACCCTTAATCGCGGCATAGATAAACGCGTCTATGGCCGAAGCAATATTCAGCAACACGGGCGTGCTTACCGTTGAGAATAGCAGCGGGACCGCCGTGCCCATTGCCGGGATCCGCGACGTTGAGGTAATACCGGGTTATGAGACAACCGAATTGTATACGATTGACTCTACGTTTCGTGATTCTGTCAAGCAATACGAGCATGATGTTGAGGTCAATATCACATATGCAAATTTTGACGTAGAGGCGGCACAAGAATGGCTAGGCGGTGAGGGTGCGACAGCAACCGCGTCAACCGATACGAATGATCCAACGCTGTTCACCGTGCAATTCGTAAGCCCGTCTGCAGACGGCACGTTTGAGCGCACGGCGGCGGTCACGGATGTCGTATTCCCCGACTTTCCCTTAGTCCAAGCCACACAAGACGAGTTTGAGGAGTTTGAGCTATCGGGCACCGGGCGCATTGTCGAATCACTAATGGACACTAGCGGCGCATGAGTGACGACAAACGACCGCTTGACGACATAGCCCAAGAGCTTGTCGAGACAGCAGACGACAATTATCAGCAGAGCCAAGAGCGACAGCAAGCGTTTCTTGACACGGTTGCCGACGAGGAGGGTGCCGAGGTACTAGAAACACAATGCAACCTTGTCACGGGCTATACGGTGCCGCTGAAGGCCAAGCTATCCGGCGACATTATGGACCGCATGGGCGCGCTTGAGGATAGGCTTGAGCGCATGGAGGACGGCGACGCACGCGCATACGAGATAAGTGAGACGGCAGACGAGTTAAGCCAAATCCTTGCCGACGTGATTGACGACGCGACATGGCATAAGAGCAAATTTTACGAGGTCTACGAGGAGGAGGGATTGCAACCGCTTGGTGTCATGATAGAGCGCGTGTTTGAGTCACTCCGCGACGAGCGTGAGCGTCGCCGGGGTGCGGCGGACGGGTTTCGCAGCAAGTGACGCGGGCTTGCTGTATGCGCTAGCGATAGACGCGACCGGCAAGACCGCTGCAGAGGTCCACGCCATGCGGGCAGACGACCGATACTTGACGGCAAAGCTCCGGGCGCGATTCTACGACGAGCGCAGCGGCGATTCACGCCGACGCTAGCATAC